TGAGGTATTTCTAAGTTCCAATCGGTGACAGTTGCCTTTACTGAGGTTGTATATCCCTGCTCGTCACCTATTGACGTTATCTTACTTACTATTTTATCACATGGACGTAGGTAAAAGGTCTCTGTCTTAATGTAACGTTGCATTATACTGTTCCAAGAATACACTCTCCATTGTATGTGCATCTACCTCCCAAGGTTCGTGCTCATATATTGTATCTTTATTTACCTCTGATCCCATCCAACTGTTGATGACTCTAGTTGTGTATCTCTGTTGGTGCATACCACGAAGTCTCTGCTCCACGTGACGTAGTTCGTGAAATAAAGTAATTAGATAATGATTGTCATTCATACGATTGTCCAGTTCTATCTCAAAGTATCGTGGACGTGACAGTTGATCAATGGAATTACAAAAACCATCTGCCTTCTCGTGCCACGTTCTCCTGTCTATAATATGGATAAACGTGTTGAAGCGATTGAGTTTACGATGTTCCATGAACCATTCGACAGCGTGACGAGCGATCCGTTTGCGATTGCGATACCCGCCAAACGTAATGTGACTAGACATAGTTCAGTTCCCCAGTGTAGAAAATAGATAAAAGATGATATGAAAATGAGTTTTTCACGTGCTGATAGTTGTTTAGCGTCCATGTTGTGATAATAATATTTCAAGTTTAGCATAGGTTGCACCTTTGCCTTCTGCTGTGTCATTCTGCATCAAGCTCATTAAATAACGTAGTTCGTTCTTTGATAGTGGTGATTCGTATCTCTTTGACATAGTTAAATGATCTGGTGTGATGATTACTTCCATATTATAGCAGGTAATGGGGTCGGTATGCTATCTATTCTGTCAGTTTGTAAACTGGCATAGTCCTCGTGTAATTCACACCCAATATAGTTACGATTGTGTTTCTTGGCAACCATAGCAGTTGTACCTGTGCCCATAAATGGATCTAGAATTATATCTCCCTGCTCACTTCCTGCTAGTATGCAGGGTTCTATGAGGTCAGGTGGAAACACTGCAAAGTGTGCTCCCTTATATGGTTTATTGGTTATGCTCCAGACAGATCGTTTATTTTTTGTTGTATATGATTTTGTAAGTCCCGAATGTGGTTGGAGTCCTGTTCCTGTGTTGTGGTATTTACCATCGGTTCTGTCTCTTGTTCCCCAGTCTTGCTTGACTGGTTCTTTAATTGCTTCGTTGTCATAGTAGTATCGTTTATTCTTTGATAATAAAAATAAGTATTCGTGTGACTTGGTACACCTGTCACGTACTGACTCTGGCATAGGATTAGGTTTATGCCATATGATATCCTGACGTAGATACCATCCATCTGCTCTCAATGCAAATGCTAACATCCAAGGTATACCTATCAAGTCCTTCTCTTTGAGTCCTTCTAGTTTGTTACCTCTACGAGGGCAATCCTGTGGTTGATCACGATCCGTCTTAGATAGTGTCTGTTTAACAAGTGCTTGACCTTTACCTGGTCTATAGTTATAGTAACTATCTCCTATATTTACCCACAATGTACCATCATCAGTGAGTACATCACGTACACTACGAAACACATCCACTAAATTCTCAATGAATTTCTCTGGTGTGTCCTCTTGTCCTATTTGATTTGCTTCACCACCATAGTCTCTCAACCCATAGTAAGGTGGAGATGTTACACACATACGTGCTTTTACATCGAGAGTCTTTAAAGTATCTCGACAGTCACCAAATAATATATTGTTAGTCATGTGGGTGCTTTAATCTATCCTCTACCCAATGATCTTCGTTTTGTATGTTTGCTGCTTTCACATATCTCATAATATGATCATCAATCTGTTTGTAGATAGGATGTAAATCCAAATCCATGTTAATATCGTGAGCAATCTGCGTCACCTGTGACTCTGTAAAACAGTGGTCTGGGTGCAGCAGATCGCAACAAGGAACTCTCTTCTCTATGAGTTCATTGAGATTCATACGAATCTCATAATCTCTGTATACTGGCATTAGATGTATTTGCTAGGTAGATGTGATCTGTCGTATAGATATCCTCCTGCCCAACAACAATTAACTGGGTTGAGAACATACTCACGATCTTTGATGATTCTTAAGTCAAATCTTACTGGGTTCTTACCTGTAAGAGTTGGTTTTTTATACCCTGCTGGCATATAAACCTGACCTGTCTTCTTATCTATGAAAGCGTGAATGGAACTGTCATAGTATCCTGCTTCCCTTGGATCTATTCTACCATACTTTGAATCATCTTGCCACTCTTGCATAACGATTCTGATATACTTACGTCCTGTGTATACTACGAACTTGTTTAGTTTTGCTGTTCCTGCAGCAATCTCTGCAAGTTGATCAACATGATATGGAGAGTAGTGCATTTCGTCACGTAATGAACTCTCGTGTAGTCTGATTGAATCCTTTTTGTAATTCTCTGTTACTGCAGATGCCAACTGTTCTGCCCATTGTGCTACTCTTTCTTCTAGTGTTGAAGTGTTCTTCTCGATAGTAAGCATTGGTCTCCTTTGTTTATATACTCTATTATAAAGACAAAACTGCCTGACTAGGGGAACGTTGTGTAGCTTTCTTAGCTGGCACATCCAACTCTTCCATTATAATCTGTTTTGGTAACAGATCATAGCAATAGTAACTACTACTGAATGTTATCTTATCGTTTGCTCTACCATCGGGACTAACAAACTTCATTCTCTTGTCAAACATCAGTAACTGTAGATCTTTATCTTTGAAGAGTTGTTTAGGTGCTGAGTCATTCAACCACGTGTTAGTCATTATCAATGCGAATGGTTTATTGAATGACAGTGCTCTCTCAAAATACTTTCTCTTGTTAGTGAATGGAGGATTAGATACTATTATATCCCACTCATCAGGTTCATAGTCAAAGAAGTCGTGACCTGTCCATTTATGTGACATTTCTACCTTGTTAGTCTTTGATATCTCTTTGACGAAGTGACTCTCAAATGTATCAAAAGGACACCATACAATAGCACCTTCTGGGATATACTTGAGTATTGGTGTTACTCCATACAAAGGTGTGTAGCACTCGTCATTGTTACCTGACGAGTACATTAGTTTACCACTATCTAATTCTTGTGCCATACTTTTTGATTTGTTTGTGTCCGATTGTTACTCCTATTCTAGGATCTTTCTTGTGTGATGTTCCCTCGTCAAATTGTTTTTTAATTCTAGGTAATATTAATTGTAACACATCTTCTCCAGAAAGAACATATGCTTCAACAATTTCTCCATTTCTAAATCTGGCAAAGTAGTGTTCTTCATACTTACATATTTTATCTCCTTTAAGATAACTGAGTTGTTCTATCCAAGAGTTTTGAACACTTATACCATTGTAAGTACCTTGTATCTTATCTGCAATAGTTGATTTATACTCAACTGGTTTACCGTTCTCATCAATAGCATCCTCTCCTGAGTAATCATCAGCGACCTTGTGTCCAAACTCTCCCGCCATATAAATTTCTCTAGCTCTTGCATAAGAGAATGGATCGAGTCCACCACAAATAGAATACATTTCTTTAAAAAGTTCTCTAAACCTTGAGGTCTGTTCGGGTGTCATTGTAGTTGTGTAATATACTATTATTATACTACGAATCTATACAATATGCTAGTGTGCAGTCAACAAACTGTCTACCAATCATCATCAAACTCCATTTCTTCTTCCTCTCCAAACCACTCATCATAATAGTCATCATCCTCTTCATCCCATATGTTGAGATGATGATTCAGTGTATTAGTTCCACTCAAAGATTTGAATGCAATGGTAGAGTCACCATCATTCATACAAAATCCACGTTTCATCCACTCTGTTAGTTCGTGGTCTGGGTGTGATTCTATCATCAAATCTAATAACTCTTCAAACTTATCACGTTGTAATAGTTTGTATTGATGCCATGGGTGACCTATATTTCTCTGCCACACACCCTTGCCATCTTCGAGTTCCATCATCTGTCGAAAACCTCAATTCTCTTGGTTGCCCATTGTTGCCCTAAGTTTAGCACACTTTCTTCCATAGTGAAAGGTTCTTGTGTGAATTCTATCAATTGTCCTTTCTCTTTGAATATGAATGTATATCCTAAAGGATTACATCCACCTCTTGATTTAATTATACTACCTTCTTTGACCACAGTACTACCATATGTACAATCTCTCGTTGGTATCAGATATGAATCAGTATACATTGGTTGGAATACTGTGTTAACATCTATGTTGTGTACTATACGTCTATAACATGGTATCTCTCCATCATTAGGATTGATACCCACACAGAGAGCACTTGCATTTTCGGTCAGTGATGTAAATCTAGTCAACCCTGACACTCTAAAATTACAGTATGAACCAGGTTTATATCGTAGATACTGTGGATGTCTTGCTGTCTCACTCATCCACATACCATCAGGAAATACCAGACACCTACTGTGTGCATAAAATTTAGTTATGAATTCATATGGGAACTCATTGTAGTTTGTATGAACTTCTTTCAACAACCCTACGTGCTCATCAGTAATATATTCTTTCTTCTCTTCTGGGTCATCCCCAAAGAATTTAAAACCTTGTTTACATCCTCTATGATATAGTACGGTCAAATGATCTAGTTTATCATTGACTGTGTATTCACTCTTCATCTACTAACGATTTCAATAAGTCCTTCTTCTATTTGATTCATCCATGATGTAGTAAATTCTTTTACATCTGGTTCTTCCTTGGTAAACTCTACCACAACTGTTGGTTTATCAATTGTTATCTGTACACTATCTGGTTCAGACACTACAAATGGAAAGTGTTGGGTTAATTTAGTATTATGATACCATATATCATGCATTGGGACAAGTGTGTTACCTACTGCCTGTGGAGTAAACACATCATTCTCCTTATAGAAATGTACTTTCCTTCCTGTAGTTGATAGGTCATCATATCCTGAGCAAGCAATCAAACCATTTGGTTCTAGTGATGTCAGTCTAGCAATACCTGGCATACGCATATGTGTATGTGCACCATTGTGATATATTATGGAAAGGTGTGCTGGTTTCAGTGAGTCACTCTTCCAAGTGCTTCCGAATGATACCGTTCTATA